TCCAAAGATCACACAAATGCCAACAGTTGCAATCGAGCCAGAAGGCGACGCATTCAGCGACACAGATCAGAACTCAAGCTTCCTTTCAGTAACAGTACAGAAGTACGCTGGACAGCAGACATTCTCTGTCGAATTGCTTGATCGTACATCTCCAGCATTCTTCGATGAGCTTGTTCGCAACATGGCAGCAGCTTACGCAAAGGCAACTAACTCAGCAGTAAACGCTGCACTTATCTCAGGCGCAACTGCAGATGCTACAACAACAGTAACTTACCCAACAGCAGCCGAGCTTCTCGGAATTGTTGCTCGCGGATCAGCATCTGTTTATGGCGCAACAGCAGGACTTCCAAATCCATTTGCTCGCAACATGGTCGTATCTACTGGACAATGGTCTAACATCATGACCTTGAACGATTCAGGACGCCCTATCTACAACGCTTCACAGCCACAGAACGCAGGCGGCGTTGTAACACCTACATCACTCACAGGTAACGTTGCAGGACTTAACCTCTACGTCGATCCAGAGAATGGCGGCGATGGCGATGGCACAATCCTCATCATCAATCCAGATGCGTACACATGGTACGAGTCACCAACATACCGACTACGCGCAGAATCAACAGCTGCTGGTCAGGTAACAATCGGCTACTACGGCTACGGCGCAATCGCGACCAAGGTCGGCGCAGGCGCATTCAAGAATAACAAGGCGTAAGCCAACTAAGTCGCTGGCAGGGTAGTGCCCTTCTACCCTGCCAGTCTTTAGAAAGGATAAGAGCATGGCATTGACAACAGTTGCAGAGCTTCGCAGCGCGCTTGGAATTGGAACTTTATATAGTGATTCAATTTTGACCGAAGTTGTGGACGCGGCTGACAACGTACTCTTGCCCTTTCTATGGAAAAATCAGCAATACATTATCGCTCATGGCAACACGGGCACAGTCGGCACTCTATACTTTGATCAGAATATCCGTGACTACTTCTACGTTGGACAGTCAGTAGTGATCTCCGGTGCTGGCACAAAGTACAATGGCACAAAGACAATTACAGGCGTCGATGCTCGATCATTTAACATAACCACCACACACACATCTGACAATCCGCGCCATACAGTCGAGCCTTTCGGAATTGCTGCCGCCGAGACTTACACAGATTACACAACGATTCCAGCAATTCAAGAATGTGCCTTGATGATAAGCATCGACATTTGGCAGTCTCGCCAAGCGCCATCAAGCGGTGGAGTAACCATCGATGGCTATCAGCCTTCACCTTACAGAATGGGCAACACACTCCTAGCACGCGTTCGTGGATTGCTTGCGCCTTATCTTGATCCGAGATCGATGGTGGGCTAATGGCCGCCATATCAACACTCCGAGCAGGTATTGCAACAGCTTTAATTGACAACACTAAGTGGTCGGTATTTTCATTTCCTCCCAGCACCCCACTCGCAAACAGCTGTGTGATCAGTCCGGCAGACCCTTACATTTCGCCGTCTAACGGATGGCACGCATCTATCTCACCAATGGCTAATTTTACAATCTCAGTCATGGTGCCGTTGCTCGATAACGAGGGCAACTTAAACGGAATTGAGGACAATGTAGTCCGAGTGTTCAATCTACTCGCTGCATCCTCATACACCTACAACGTAACAGAGGTATCGGCTCCGGCCGTCCTCAGTGCCGTCTCAGGTGATCTACTTACATGTAACATCAATATCTCAGTCCTAACGAGTTGGAGCTAAAATGTCCGAGTGGGAAAAAGAGCAAGAAGCCTTCCTGATCAAGATCGGGCAGGTAGCACCATCAACACCAAAACCATCTACTAAGAAAGACGAGGAATAACCTAAATGGCTGTATTCTTAAATAACAAGGTCGGCGTGAAGGTTAATTCTGTCGATCTATCTGATCATGTGACTTCTGTCACACTTAATCGTAATTTCGATGAGCTTGAAGTAACTGCAATGGGCGATGGTGGACACAAGTTCGTGAAAGGCCTTGAGGCATCATCTGTCACAATCGACTTCCTCAACGACACCGCTGCTGCGAACGTCCTAGCGACCTTGCAAGCTGCATGGGGAACAAACGTCACAGTAGTTCTTCTACAGGAAAAGGGAACCGCTGTATCAGCGACCAACCCTTTATACACGATGACCTGTTTAATCAACGGAACTCAGGATATCAACGGCGCAGTCGGTGACATCGGGATGCAAAGCCTGACATTTAACGTAAGTGGTACAGTGGCAGTTGCATCAACAGGCACATTCTAAGAAACTAAACAAAGGGGCACAGCATGGCAAAGTTAATAGTAACGATGACAGACAATATGGTGCATGATATAGAAATCACGCCTCGTCTTGAATACTCATATGAATTGCATCATAAAAAAGGATTTCATAAATCCATGCGAGATGATGAGATGCAAACATCAGTCTATTGGCTTGCATGGGAAGGCCTTAGACTTAGTGGAGTCACAGTCAAGCCATTTGGTCCTGACTTTCTTGATATTCTAAAGAGTGTCGAGGTTGCAGAGTCAGACCCTTTGGTCTAGGGCGCGATAGCATCCACTACCTCATTGCTCGCTTGAGCATTGAGACGGCTATCGCTCCACAAGATTTGATTGATTTAGATCCATCAATGCTTCAAATGTTATTGAAAGCGTTGAAAGACCGAGCGAAGGAGCAGAGCGATGCCTACAGAGCTAAAAGGCGCTAGTGCGCTTCGCAAGGCTCTCAAGCAATTTTCGCCTGATCTAGATAAAGAGACTCGTGATGAAATGGTTGGATTCCTAAAGCCCTTGGTCAAAAAGGCTAGAGGCTTTATGCCATCCAATGCGGCTATGCCTTCAGGCTTTGTCAAGCATGAAGTTAAGACTGCAAAGTTTCCAATGTATGATGCAGCCGAGGCACGCCGCGGAGTAGGTTACAAGCTCACACCTACTAAGCCTGATCGGCGCGGATGGGTGCAAGCAGTATCAATTCACAATAAAACCGCTGCTGGGGTTATTTACGAATGGTCAGGCCGCAAATCAAATGACAAGTTCGTTTCTGTTCTTCCCGGAACTCTTACAGGTCAAGGACAGATGAAAGGCAGATCTATCTTTAAGGCTTACAAAGAAGATGAAGGTAAAGCCAAAGTTGGAGTAATTAAGGCGCTAGAAAAAGCAGCCGCCAAGTTTAACGCGAGAGGCAATATCTAATGGCTGAATTACGCATCCCGATTATCACTGAGTTTAAAGGTAAGAAGGCTTTTAAAGAAGCAAACACAGCCACATCAACTTTACAAAAAGGCGTTAAGAAATTAGGCGCCCAACTAGCTATCACCTTTGGAGCGACTCAGCTTCTCAAGTTTGCTAAGAATGCCGCTAAAGCCTTTATAGAGGATGACAAAGCCGCATCGCAATTAGCCATCTCGGTTAAGAATTTAGGTTTAGCCTTTGAAACTCCACGCATTGAGCAGTTCATAAGTGGACTCGCTAGAGTCTCAGGGGTAGCAGATGATCAACTGCGCCCAGCGATGCAGAAACTATTGCAGACCACGGGCTCAGTTGCTAAATCTCAGGAGCTACTTACTCAAGCTCTAGACATTTCTCGTGGTTCAGGCGTTGCCTATGAAACAGTCGTCAATGACCTTAGCATGGCCTACGTTGGTCAGACTCGTGGACTTCGTAAGTACTATTTAGGTTTGAGTCAAGCCGAGCTTAAGACGATGAGTTTTGCAGACGTTCAATCAAAGCTTACAAAACAATTCACTGGCGCTAATGCAGTCTATCTTGAAACTTATGCTGGCAAGATCGGCATTTTATCTAATGCCGCTAACGAGGCAGAAGAATCTATCGGTAAAGGCCTAGTAGATGCTTTAGCTCTAGTTTCAGGCGGTGGGAACAGTATCCAACCTTTAGCCGATTCTATGCAAGAATTTGGCGTTTGGCTTGGCGATGCTATCTACGGATTAGGCATCATGGTTACTCAGCTCAAATCATTACCCGGAGGTTCACTCCTCGGTGGTATAGAAGGCGATGGCTTCCTCAAGACTTACTCACCCCTAGTCAGAGCCTTAGATCAATTTTCTAAAATGGGTGCAGCCGCAAGACCACTTGAAGGTCGCATAACCGAGCATATGGGTCGCCTCGGCAACCCTGCTAATGCCACTCGTGCAAGAATAGAGAGCGAAGCAGAAAAGCGCGCTAAAACTCTATTGAACATGAAGAAGAAAGAGCTTGACGCTCAGAAGAAACAGAACGCTCTGACTAAGGCTTCAAAAGTTTTAGACCTAGATCGCATTAGCGTCACAGCGGCACTTCGCGGACAGATCAGCGAAACTGATCGCCTATCTTTACAGTTACAGCTTGCCTTGCTTGACAAGAATGAGTCGCAAGCACTCAAGTTATCTGCAGAATTGACAGAGGCAACCAAGCGTCAGAATGAGCTTAAGACTGCGTTGCTGACAACCCCTGAAGCTCCAAATCCTTATCGCAACTGGATGCCACCTGCTTTTAATGTACCTACTGGTGGCATGGGTTCAACTATTGCCGCGGATTATTTAGGCATAGGGGCTCTAGGCGGTGCCAATGCGGCTTCAACCATCAATGTAATTGTCAATCTTGATGGTGACGTAGTAGGCGGAGCAGTCACAAACACTCAAGTCAATCAGTCTCTATCAGGTACATTCAGCGACGTGAGCCGATATAACGGCCGTGGGGCGCCTTCTATCAAATGAGCCTACCTGCCACGATCTCGGTATCTTTCGACTTTAGTCAAGGTGCTACATTTGGCTTTCCTTTTACTATTGGCGATTCGATCAACGGCGTCATTGGCGTATCTCAATTTGCTTCAACCGAAGTCCCTGATCCTGTAGTTGATCTCAGTAGCACTACTCGATCAATAAAGATCCAGCGCGGAAGAAGTATCATGCGCGACACTTATGAGACGGGCACATGTACTGTCAGAGTTATTGATCAGAATGGTGATTTTAATCCACAGAACACATCTTCACCCTATTTTGGCTACCTGACTCCGCTTCGTAAGATTCGTGTCGCAGCTACTACTCCAACCACTCAGCACTTCTTATTTTCAGGCTACGTCGATTCCTACAAATACTCTTTTCCTACTGGTCAAGAATTAGGTTATGTCGATATAATCTCTAGTGATGCCTTTAGATTGTTCGCTATGGCTAACGTCTCGACCATCTCAGGGGCTACAGCTGGTCAAACTACAGGAACGCGCATCACAAAGATTCTAGATCAAGTTTCATTCCCCACATCGATGAGAATTACAGACACAGGCTCTACGACAGTTCAAGCCGATCCTGCTACAGCTCGCACATCCTTGCAAGCCTTGAAGGCGGCCGAGTTCGCAGAGCAAGGCGCATTCTTTATCCGTACCGATGGCACGGCAGAATTCAAGGATCGCAACGATGTCGTGGGATCTTTAGCGGCTACGCCGATTGAGTTTAATCAAACTACAGGTATTCCATACTCTGACCTTCGTTATGCCTTCGATGACAAATTGATCATCAATCAGGCCAGCATGCAACGCATTGGTGGCACAGCTCAAGTCGTTGCTAACGTTGATTCATCGGCTAAGTACTTTCCTCATGGCACTACTCTGACAGAGATGATCCCTGAGACAGATGCTCAAGTCTTAGACATTGCTCGAATCTATGTCGCCACGCGAGCCCAAACCGATATCAGAATCGATGCCATGACAGTCGATCTATTGGACACGGATGTTCCTACGGATACTATGATCGGCCTCGATTACTTTGATAATCTACAGATCACCAATGTGCAGGAGAATGGCTCTACGATCGTCAAGACTTTGCAGGTGCAGGGTCTAGCATGGGACATCACCCCAAATTCAATGAAGTGCACAGTTACAACACTTGAGCCTATAGTAGAAGGATTCATCATAGGATCATCGACTTACGGTATAATCGGACAATCCATAATGGGATACTAGGAGAAAACAATGGCAACAGGCTTTCCAGCGACAACAGGCGACATCTTTACGGCCGCAGACTATAACGGCCTAGTAACCTTCGAGGTCAAGGCAGACCAGACGGCTGACTACACCATCGCTCTGGCTGACTCCTATCAGGTACTCATTCCGATGAACAAGGCAACAGCCGTCAATTTAAGCATTCCAACAAATGCCACAGCAGCCATACCAGTAGGGTCAGTCATTACAGTGCTTAACAAGGGCGCAGGGGCTGTCACAATTAAGGCCGTTACATCTGGCACGACAACAGTTTTATCGGCTGGCGCAGTAGCTGCACAGCCTACCCTTGCACAATACAAGTCAGCAGCCTGCATTAAGACCGCTACCGATACTTGGTACATCGTTGGAGCTATTGGGTAATGCTCAACTCAATTGTAGGGCTATTGGGAACACCTAGCGGTGGACTTCCCGTATCTGGCGCAGCTTTATGGCTTGACGCTTCAGATGCTACGACTTTTAGTTATTCTTCGGGTTCTTTAGTTTCTCAATGGAATGATAAGTCTGGCAATGGTCGCAACTTTACTCAAGCTACAGTAGGGCTACAACCTACGCGCAACACTAACGTCCAAAATGGTTTGCCCGCCCTTGATTTTAACGGCGATTTATTAGTTAACACAACTTATAACTGGGGTTCGTCTGCATCAACATTCTTTATCGTCGCTAAAGAAAATGCAGGTGGCACAGGTTATCAAGTTATTTTGGGAACTGGCACGGGAGCAACTGGTCAATGGGGTTATGGAATTGGAGCCAACCCTCCAACCGATACTAATCAATTGGCTATTTTCAACATAGGAGCAGGACTAATAAAGTTTAATTCTCAAATGACTGGCAGCAACGCCGATGTTCTTGCTTTTGTCACGGCTGGATATTCTGGATCTACCGTTGTTGCCAATTTGTTTTTTAACGGATCAACCGATACCAATAATCCAGTAACCTCTCCATCAACGACCACAGCTACAGGCGCAGTTCTAGGAGCTGCAGCAGGTGGCATAGAAGGATTTATTTCAAACATCTGTGAAGTTATTATTTATCCATCGCAGTTATCGACAGGCGATCGCAATCTTGTTGAGGCTTATCTCAAAACGAAATGGGGCACACCATAATGTTATGGGTTAAATGGGATTCGCTAGAAAATTTTAATAATTGGCATGACATTATCAAGAATGCCCTTAGCCTACCCAAGCCATCCGTTGATGAAAATGGTCATGTTATTGAGGGGAGCGTGATTGTTACCGATTATGTTCAGCCAACAATTGTTTCAGAAAATGACGTTCGAGCTTTGATCGATGACATCTACAGCGATGGTCTAGAAGTATCTTCAGATCCTTATGTGAGCAAATATGAAGCCTCGCCTAAGTAAGTCGGCCATCCAACTTCGCGAACAGTTCGATGACACCTTTCCAGATCGTGATAGGCGTTCCGATGGCTGGATCGGCGATCTCCGTCATTCAGCGCGTCCTTCTGACCACAATCCTGATCCATCGTCAGGGATGGTTCGCGCCATCGATGTCGATCGAGATGTACATAAGTCAGGCAAGCCCGACCTCATGCCCGATATTGCAGATCAGCTTCGACTCGCGGCAAAGGCAGGCGAGAAGCGCATTGCCTACATTATCTTCGACGGACGAATTGCATCGTCTCGCATGGGCTGGCGCTGGCGAAAGTATTCGGGAAGCAATCCGCATCGGGCGCATTGCCACTTTTCTTTCACTAAGCAAGGCGATACGGACGGCTCTTTCTTTAATATCCCGTTACTAGGAGGCAAATAATGGAACAAGCAAAGTCACTCGCAGCATCATGGGCACGATCATTCTTAGCAGCTGCATTGGCGCTATACATGGCAGGGGTAACAGACCCTAAGACTTTAGCAATGGCTGGAATCGCAGCCGTGGCGCCTGTAATTCTACGCTGGCTCAATCCTAGCGATGCATCATTTGGCGTAAATAAAAAGTGACTCAAGAAAACTTTTTTACTCTTTACTTTGCCAGCCTTGCCGTGATCGGTGGACTTGCAGGTTATGTCATAACGCATCTACTGTCTGAGATTAAGCGACTCAACTCGCGTGTCGATGAGATCTATAACATACTCTTAGAGCGATAATTTTCGACATGGCTAAGAAGAAGGTCATCGACCTAGACACTTACAACGCTTTAGATCAATGGGCTATCAGTCTCCATGAGATGTATCGTGCGCTTCGGCGTGCAGGTTTTGCAGTCGATATCTCACTCGCACTCATTAGCGACAAAGATGCCTATCCTGATTGGATCTTGCCATCGATCCCCGACCGAGTGGATCGCATACCCTACGAGGACGACGACGAGGATTAATGAAGCGCATTGTCATAGTGAGCGACCTACAGGTTCCCTTCCACGATAGACACGCAGTTAAGAATCTAGCCAGCTTTATCAGTAAGTTTAAGCCGCACGAGGTAGTAACGATCGGCGACGAGATTGATTTCAACACGATTAGCAAGTGGTCAGAGGGGACGCCAGAGGCTTATGAGCAGACTCTTGGAGATGATCGCGATGAAGCTGTTCAAGTCCTTTACGACTTACAGGTCACGCAAACCATAAGGTCTAATCACACAGACCGCCTCTACAATCAGATCATGAGGAAGATTCCCTCATTCCTATCCTTGCCTGAGTTACGCTTCGAGAAGTTTATGAGATTCGATGAGCTTGGGATCACCTTTCATAAGAAGCCTTATAACATCGCGCCGGGCTGGATAGCAGTCCATGGCGACCATACCCCTATCAAGTCTCAAGGGGGTCTCTCAGCCCTTGAGGCGGCCCGTAGGCACGGTAAAAGCGTTATCTCAGGTCATACTCACAGGATGGGTAGATCGTCGTTCTCAGAGGCATCTGGAGGCCGTTTAGGCCGTGTCCTGCATGGGGTCGAAGTGGGAAATCTTATGGACTTTTCGAAGGCAAGTTACACGAAAGGCTCTGCAAACTGGCAGTCAGGTTTTGCCATCATGTATGTGGACGGCAAGAACGTACAAGTCGATCTTATTTACATTGAGAAAGATGGGACATTCGTAGTATCAGGCAAGCGGTATGGACGACCTAGATAACGACCTAGCCCGGTCGATCGATGACCACATAGACGATGCAGAATCGTTACCATTTCGTTATCTAAATATCCTTGACCTAGCTTAGACATCTGTCATCCTTATCTCATCGGCGAAGGGCGTCGATAAGAAAGGGCAATCATGTTCGATCCATCTCTAGGCGATGCAGTTGTAATGATCCTGTTATCTGCACTATGGTTCCATTTAGGCCGTATCGTCGGCATCCGCGTTGGCTATCTTAAAGGCCGCAAAGCTGTTAGGGCTTACTACGCATCAAAGGAAAGGGTAAAAGTGTGAAAGCAAGTGATTTCCTCAACGAAGCAAAGGCAACAATTCAAGATCGTGGAATGGACTACGGACACCCGTCGGACAATATGTCCAGAACAGCATGTCTCTGGTCAGCATTCCTCCAAATGCCTATTACTGACTATCAAGTGGCATCATGCATGGCATTGGTCAAGCTCGCACGAAGCATGGAGTCTGCAAAAGTCGATACATACATCGACGCTGCTGCCTATCTTGCAATAGCCGGACAACTACACACAGAGGAGAATGAGCTTTATGTCTAAATATGGAGAAAAGCGATTTGATTATTTTAAGCTAAGAAACACGGTTGGTTTGGGCTTAGACCTTACACGCGATGATTTTAATGATTATCGCTGGTGGGAATGCGAAATTCACATTACTTTAGGGCCATATTACTTAACAGTTAGGGTGTGAAATAATGTTTAATCTAGAAGATTATGAGACAGTAGAAGAAAGACTTATTAAGTACTGGAAGGATCATCCCGATGGTCAGATACACACAAAGCTTCTCAATCAGGATTCAGGTCGCTTTATTGTCCTTGCTGAAATTTATCGCACAGAGGCAGATTCACGCCCTTGGACTACAGGACTTGCGGAAGAGACAGTCCAGGGTCGCGGTGTCAATGCGACGTCTGCGCTTGAGAATTGTGAGACATCTGCTATCGGTCGCGCTTTGGCTAATGCAGGGTACGCAACAAAGGGTAAAAGAGCTTCTCGAGAAGAGATGAGCAAGGTAGCAACGATGAAGAAAACTGAGTCAATTATCGATGAGACAAAGGCCAAGATGGCGCAGACATCCGGCGAATACATTCCCGTAGTAAAGGAGGATGATCCATGGACTATCAAACCAGCGACTATGCCGCCCACAATGGGGGAAGCTGTTGCGACGGTGAAAGAGATCATTGGAGGCCAGAAAGAGACGGACATCCAGTATTGCCCTCATGGCGAGATGGCATGGAAAACTGGTACTTCAAAGGCTGGTAAACCATGGGCTCATTTCAAGTGTACGTCAAGCAGAATAGATCAATGCAAAGATCCTGTCTGGTATGAGATCAATAAAGAAACCGGGGCGTGGCAAAGGCAGGTTAGACTGTAATGGGACGCTTACAGTTTCAGAATCAAGATGGTGAATGGGAGTCATTCCCAACAGAGGATGAGATTCACCGATCTAAGGAAGTCATCGCTATCTTAGAGGAGTTTACATTTACCACTAGATGCTGTCTATGTAATGATTCAATCCCTTACAAAGACATTAAAGTGAACCTAGTGAATAAGTCATGGTCTTGCGAGAAATGTCACGCGGTCAATGGCCTCACAAAGCCGTAAATACAGAGGATTCTCAACCGAGCGTGTGGTCGCACGTTACCTTTCGGAGTGGTGGCCACATGCAGACATCGGGAGAGGGGCTGGAAAAGATATAACACATGTCCCGTTCGACATGGAAGTTAAGGCTAGATCGGCGTTCCAGCCAAAGGCATGGATCGATCAAGTCACCAAAAGAGCTAGCAAGTCCCAAGACTTGCCCATCGTGGTGTGTCGCTTAAATGGTCAGGGAGAAGCTAGTCCACAAGACTATTTGGCCTTTATGCGGCTTGGTGATTTGGTCGATCTATTGCTCAGTTCAGGTTACGGGGATTTCAAGGGTGATCGAGATACACTAGAGCCTATGAGATGCAAGATGTGCGGCGCATGGGCGTTCACACCGCTATGCAGGACGTGTGAGGTTGATCCCGATGCCAACTTATGAGTTCGAGTGTGACAATGAGAAGTGTGAAAGCAATGCACGCATAGAAGAATGGCTAAGCATCACAGAACCTCATGACCTTGAGTGTCCATTCTGTCATTCACCTATGCATAAGGTCTACAGCTCGATAGGGGTATCGTTCAAAGGCTCAGGCTTCTATTCAACTGACAATAGATAAATGTGATCCAATTCACATTCCACATAGTGAGATTGTAGGAGATGCTACACATGAACGTATTTGACACAGATGGTACTCTCAGGCGAGAGCCCTTCAGGGGCTCAGCACGCGCCCGTAAGGGCAGAGCGCGAGTGGTCGCCTTCGTTATTGGGACAGCTCTATTCATGAGCATAGCTCCTGATTCAAGTGGCTCAATAGATGCCACTAAAGAGATTAGATATGCAAAACTATTAGCTGATTATCAATTAACTGAGAAGCAAGAGAAGTGTCATCATGAGATTGTCTATAGAGAATCAAGATGGAACTATAAAGCAGTAGGTAACCTAAGCGGCACAAAGAGGGTCTATGGGCTCTATCAGATGAAAACTGAGAGCCTAAAGAGAAGCTCAGCAATCACACAATTTTGGATGTACTATCACTATGTAGGACGTAGGTATGGATGGACTGAGTATGAAGATCCTAACTACTGTGGTGCATTGCATCATCTAAAGACTAAAGGATGGCAATGAGTACAAAGCGCGGTGATCCTCGTGGTACTAGGGCATACAAGAAGCGTAGGTTAGAGGTGTTGCAACGTGATCAGTGGTCATGCTTCTATTGTGGACAACCAGCCACGACAGTGGATCACATCATCCCTATCATTAAAGGCGGTGATCCTATTGCGTACGATAATCTCGTGTCATGTTGTGCAAGGTGCAACTCACGCAAGGGAAGCCGATCAGAAGGCGTTTTTTTAGCACAACAGTCCACCCCCCCTGTCTTTTCTGGCAATATATCCCCAACGCAGTCCAGAACGATGCGAGATTCACCCTTTACTGCCCGACCAGTCACAGATAGTTCTGACTAGTGGCAGCTCGTAAACAGGCGCGACGAGGGGCAATCAAAGCAAGGCTTCACAGTCCACTTCTCAAGGGTAAAACACGAGCAGACGAGGTTGCCAAACTTGCAGATGATCTAGGAACTCCCTTGATGCCGTGGCAGAAGTGGGTCTTGGATGACATGATGCGAGTGGATGCTAAAGGCATGT